GTGCGGCAACTGGAGATCCTGCGCGATCAACCCGGCCGGGTCATGCCGTTGGTGCTGCCGGATGGGCGCGAGTTCTGGGGCATCTTCAACCGCGTTGGCGGCGCGGCGCTGGAGGCCAAGCCGCTCTGGCGGCAGGTAAACCCGGGCGCGGATGCGCTGTACGAAATAACCCTGCGCCTGCTCACCGTCGCGCCACCCGTAACGCCCGACCCATAACCCGCACCCATCCCCGAACCCGCCAAGTGCGGGTTTTTTAATGCCCGGAGATTTGCATGCCGATCAACAGCACAGACGTAAAACTGCTGAAAAGCCAACGCCTCAGTGACGAAGACGACGGCGGTGGGCGCGCAACGGGTGCCGCGGTGATCGATGGCGAGGTGAACAACCTGTTCCCCGACATCTCCCGCCTCGATCGCACCCTGGGGCGCATCAACCTGCGCAAGGCCTTTGCCGGCGTGCTCACCAATAATGCCGACGCCTACCTGGGGGCCCACGCAATCGTGACCGATCGACCTGGCGACCCGCGTGTCAATGTTGTGCTGTTCAACTCCGGCAGCCAGACGGACGAACGCCTCGCCGCGCGCAACGCCATCGAGAACTATGTGGTGCAGGCCACGGCGGCGCAGTGGGAGTTGCTGGGTAACCAGCTCACCGGCCAGCGCTCGATTACCGGTGTGCAGCGTGAAGAGCACCGAATCCCCGAGATCGGCGAAGTGTTCCGCCTGGTTACCGCCACCAACAGCCAGTACGTGCGCCTGACCAACGTCGAAGCGGTGGTGGAGAACTTCATCTATGAGTACGCCAGTGGCCAATACCTGACCCTGCCGCGCCGCCGTCTCACCCTTGGCATCAGCGCTGCGCTGCTGAAGGACTACCCGGGCGGCTCGGTAAACCCAGCCGGCACCACGTCCACCTCGATCACTGGCCTGGCAAAGGCGCAGGTGCTCAGCACCCAGGTGGCTGACGCGGCGCGCTACTATGGCATCAGCCCGCTTGCGGATGCGGTGGCGCAGGGCGACCTGACCCTCAAGGTCGCCAGCGTCTATGCCCACCTGGTGCCAAGCAACACCAAGGAGACGCCGCTGATCGACCAGCTTGGCGGCTACAACCGCCGGCAGCTGCTGGCCAGCGGCCCGGCCCGATCGCCCGCGCTGACCTTCGCCCTGGTGGTCAGCGGCCAGTCGCGCAGCTTTCTCGGTACCGGTGCACTGCCGGGCAGCATCACCCTGACCATCAGCTCCGGGGTGTACACCGACAACGGCAAAGGCGAGTTCTACTTCGTCTCTGGCAGCAACAGCTTCAGCAAGGTCACCGTCGACTACCAGACGGGCGAGATCAACGCCTACCGCGCCACTACCTACACCGGCGCGGCCACGGTTACCTACACGCCGGCTGCCGGAGTGACCGGGGTGACGGTAACTGGCGAGATCGAGATCAGCCTGAGCAACCGCGGCTATGCCTACACGCTGGCCCTGGCCGAGGCCAAGCCGCGCCCGGGTACGTTGGTGATCAGCTTCCTGGCGTTGGGCAAGTGGCAGGAGTTGCGCGACCCCGGCAATGGTGAGCTGACAGGGGAGGGTAGCGGCACCATCGCCTTCGGTACCGGCAGCGTGTCGTTCACCCTGTCGGCCCTGCCCGATGTCGGCTCGGCCATCATCTACAGCTACATCGCGCAGAACGCCGCCGAATTTACCCAGCGCACCGGGGTAGCGGTCGCGGCCAAGGCGCGGGTGCGTTACCGCCTGCCGCACGACGGCATCAACCCGGGCAGCCTCAGCGCTACTTACCTGGTGGCGGGTGTCAGCAAAACCATCACCGACAACGGTACTGGCGGGCTTACCGGTCAGGCCAGCGGCATCATCGTTTACGCCACCGGCGAACTGGACATGGAGCTTGCTAGTACGCCAGATGCTGGTAGCAGCATCCAATACAGCTACCAGCAGGGGGCTGTGACCGACACCGTACTCAGCCCCGCGCCCGATGCCTCTGGCCTTGTTAGCGGCACCATTCCCGGCGCACCGCTCAAGCCGGGGAGTGTTCAGGCTAGCTGGTCTGTGCTGCGCAAACGGGCTGTGCCATCGGTTGGGACCAGCACAACCTATGACCAGACCGTGGTCGTCGACAAATCCGCGCGTGATAACGGTGCTGGCGGTTGGGTCGGGTACACCGGCACCCTCGACTACAGCACCGGGGCGTTTACCCTGCGCGTCCGGGGCGATTACCAATACGTTGAATACACCTACCAAAACGACAGCCGTCTCGACTGGTCCATCTCGCTCTAAGGGGCTCACATGTCTGATGTCAAACTGATCAGTGTTGCCACTACCTTGCAGGAGCAGTTCGGCGGCACGCTGGTGATCCGTGCCCAGGCTGCAGCCGCCAGTTATGGCCCGCAAACTGCCACCCAGGCTGCGCCACCGGTCACGCTCGATTTGCTGCCTGCTACATCCGAGCCCATTCTGCCGGGCTCGCTGATCGTCGTGTGGGGGGGCGAGACGTATGTCGACCGCGATGGCGTGCTGTACAAAAATATCAGCAGCCAAACCAACGCCGGGGTAGCTGCGGGCACCGTCGACTATGCGGCCGGTGAGGCCACACTCAGCAGCTACCCGGCGGCTGTGGCACCTAGTGTCACACTCAATGCTTGCCTTACCACTAACGCTGGCTTTGCCATCACCGGTGCGACCTTCCGCACGCCCGGCGCACCGTTGCGCCCTGGCAGCCTGCAGATGACCGTGGTGCGGGTGGACGATGCCCAGGTGGTTACCGCCAACTCCGATGCCAACGGCAACTTCACGGGGCCTGTTATCCACGGGCGGGTGGATATCGCCACTGGCATTGTGCGCTTGCGCTTCACCAGTAACCCGGCCGACGCCAGTGGGGCAAGCGAGATCCCGGTGATCCCGCTGCTACTGCGCTACAACGCCGTCCTCTATACCAGCCTGCCGCTCGATGCGAGCCTGTTGGGCCTGGACCCGGTACGCCTGCCGGCCGATGGCCGCGTGCCGATCTACCGCGACGGCGACGTGTTGGTCATCCACCACACCGCCGAAACCGTGGTGCCCAGCCCTGCAGCGGGCGGTACAGAAACCCTGGCGCGCGAGCTACAGGCTGCCATCGAGGTAGTGGACAGCAACGGCGTGGCGCTGGCAGCTGCTCAGTACAGCGTAGACCGCGACCTTGGAACCGTGACCTGGGCCAACCCGCTGCTGCTGCAAGATGCCGAGGGCGCGCCGCTGACCCTGCCGCTGGTGATCCGCGATCGTGTGGAGCACATGACGCAATGCACCGAGGTGCAGATCAGCGGATCGCTGGGCATCAGCGCGCCCATGCCGTGGGATCTGCCTGCCGGGGCGGCGAAAGTTTCCAGCGCCGTGACCTGGGGTGACCTGCAGGCGCGCCTGTTCAAGTGGTTCACCCAAAAAACCTGGAGCAGTGGCGCGCCGAACTGGACGGATCTGCCGATCGGCGACAGCACAACCAGCAACTACAACAGCCTCAACTACCCGCAGGTGGTGACCAACAAGGGCAGCATTGCCGGCAAGTGGGCCATCGTGTTCACCAGCTCCACGGCCTTCCAAGTGGTGGAGGAAAAGCTCGGCATTCTCACCACCGGCACCACCTCCAGCGATCTGGAACCGATCAACCCGGCCACCGGGGTGCCGTACTTCACCATCCTGGCCGCCGGCTGGGGTTCGGGCTGGGCCGCCGGCAACGCCGTGCGCTTCAACACCGCCGCCTGCCTGGGGCCGCTGTGGATCTGCCGCACTGTGCTGAGCGGGCAGGGCACAGTGGCGGATGATCAGTTCAAGCTGCAGATCAGAGGGGATGCAGACTGATGACAGTGCGATTTTATTCGAGCCTAGATACGGGGGCACCGGTGCTGAGCGGCACCCGCCTCATTGATCAGGTGAAGCTGGTTCTGATGGCATGCCTGGTCAATGGCTATGGCAGTAAGTCGGCCGCTGGATGGACGGTTGGGCACGAGCACGCCGATGGATTCTCGCTGAGCAACGGCGAAGGCTTCGTTAATTTTGTGCACCAATCCACCGGGACTTATGCCGTTTACATCATGGAGTCGATCACGGATGGTTCGTCGGCGCTGGCTGGCGGTTACAACCGGCGGAGCGGTCCGTGGTATGACGGTTCTAGTGCAACGGCCCGGCAGTATATTTACGCCACCCCGTTTGTGTCGGGAAGCAACCCGCACTGGTCGGTCGTGGCCGATGGCAAAACGGCGATTCTGCTATTGGGCGCAAGCCTTACCTCTGCTGATGCGATCTCTGGCGCATCAGCCGCATCGCACTATTTCGGCCGTTATCTCAACGCCTCTGGGCTTGGCGGGTTCTGCTCTCTGGGCGGTGGATCTGGCACTACCACTTCGTCAAAGTTTTTTTCTGATGGTGCGGGTATGGCGCTTAGGCACCCCTTGACGGGAGTGGTGGAGCAGGGGGTTGGAGCCTCCTACCATGCTGGAGCAGGCGCATTTGGTGGGCTCACAACGACTAGTACACGCGCCGCCACTGTTTTAGATAGGGTGCAATCAGCGCGCGCGCCGCTGCTCTGTTACGGCCCAGGGGTCAGTGGTGGCACGAGTGCGAGTTCCGCTATCTACGGAGGGCTGTTGAGGGGCGTGGTGTTTGAGCCGTACCTATGCAGTGGTAGACCTTCGGAGGTTTTCCCCGCGCTTGGCAGCGCTAACACGTGGCAGGCCAGGGTCACGCTGATCCCCCTGTCTGGTGGGCGGGAATGGTCGCCGTTCTATGGAATAGTGTCCGAGCCTGGCGGTTTTGTTTCGTTAGATCCTGCCGACTGGGGGTGACCGATGATTGTGTTGCCATCAATAGTGATCCCGCTTTCCCCAGCGCTGGCTTTGCGGACCCTGACGATAAGCTTCACCCGTGATGGTGAGCAGACGGACAGCCCTAAAGTCGCGCTGATGATGACTCGCGAGCTACTCCTCCAGGCTGTGTTCTCTGGAAGCGTATCCGGCAGCAGCACCTTCCTAGCCAGTGCCGTGGACACGGATTGGCTGCTGGTGGTGGTTGATATGGCAGAGCCGCCGCGTTCGGCGTCACGTTATTTGCGCATTACCGAAAACATTACAGTGGCCGTAGACCTTAACGACGGGACTGGTAGCGGTGCTGTCGGCTCGCCGGCGAGCCTGGGTGCTTCCGTGCGGGTGGCCGGGTTGGATGTCGAGCGCACGGTTGTAGCGGTTGAGCAGCAGTCTGACGGCGCATGGCGCGTGGCGGGTAGTGGCCGTACCGACGCTCAGGGTGATGCGATGCTCGACTTGCGCGTTACGCCGTCCAGCCTGATGTACGCCCTGGCGCTTGACGACTGGGGCACGCCGTTCCAGGTCGACCAGATGGTTACGGTAGGCATGACGATTCGTCCGAGCGTTTTTGCTGGCTGGCTGTACCGCATTACTGAGGCGGGCCAGTTACCCAGTGTTGAGCCGCCCTGGTGGCCCATCGATGGCGACAACGCTCCGCGTGAGCTGGGCACCGCCCGCGCAGTTGCCGTGCGCTATTACCGCCCGCTGGCCCATGGTCCCGTCCCTGTTGAGGTGATCTGATGATCGTTGCCGATATCTGTGCCAGCTGGTGCCCTGCCAGCGTGCGTGCCGATGTGATGCCGAGCGCGGCCTGGTCCGCACTGACCCCTACACAACAGGCGCAAGCCGTGGCCTGGCAGGAGGCGCGCCGGGCCGAGGCTACGCAGCAACCGGGATGGGCAGATGTGCCGGCCCTGGATTTGCGCCGGCACATGCCCTGGGAACACGCCGTGCCGGTTAGCCAGCAGGCCGCCTCCGCCTGGGATCAGGTGCCAGCGCGCGACGTAGGGCTAATGCCTGGCTGGGATCAGAGTATCTCGGCCAGGGAGGTGCGCCTGCGCCTGATCTACAACCCCAGGCCCGCCCGCAAAGATGTCGGCACCGAACAGCGCTTCCAGCGTGCGGACGAATACGGTGCGCGCTACGACGCCAGCCAGCAGCTAGTGGCCAGCCTGTATGTGCCGCACCTGCTGGCGTTTTCCTTCGGCGGGGTACGCTATTCGCCAGGCCTCGCGCCTGCGGTGTTCTTCGACTTCCGCTACACGCCGCCAACCCGGGCTATTCAGCCGGTCGACAGCGGTACCTCTGCCCCCTGGCAGGTTGCCCGCCATCTCAACCGCCAGTTGCGCCTGCCGTGGGGCCGAGGCCGGGTTATGGATGGCCGCCTGACCGGCATCACCTACCCTGACTACGATGGGCCGATCACCATCATCGACCCGCCGGCCGAGCCAGACATACTGGAGACCTACATGATCGCCAACAGCGTCAGCGTTGTGGTGTTGCCTGACCGTATTCCGCTGGATATCAGCGACCTCAAGTGCAGCCTGGACGCCGACTCGTTCAGTTGGAAATTTAGCGGCTCACTCTTCGGCACTACCTCGCTCAACCTGGTGCGGCCAGATGCGGCAGGGCCTAAAACCATCGAGATCACGATGAATGGGTGGCAGTGGTTGATCATGATCGAGCGCTACGGGCGCGCAGGTGCTTTTCCGGCCGAGCGCTACAGCGTCAGCGGCAGCAGCCGCACCCAGCTCCTTGCCGAGCCATACGCCCCGAAGAACAGCGCGATGAATGCTGTGGCCATCAACGCCCAGCAGGCGGCCGATGACCAGCTTTACCTCACCGGATTCAGCCTGACCTGGGATGCCGCCAGCGTCGGCCCGCCCGACTGGACAATTACCGCTGGTGCGCTGAGCTACCAGGAGCAAACACCGATGCAGGTGATCGCTCGCGTAGCCGCGGCTGCGGGGGGCATTGTTCGGCCGGCGCGCGACTCCGATGCACTCACTGTGCTGCCGCGCTATCGCGAGGCCTTTTGGTTGTGGGGTATGGCGATCATGGACAGGATCATCCCTGCCGAGATCATCACCAGCATCGACGCCGACTGGGCCCCGCAGCCTGCATGGAACAGCGTGTACGTCAGCGGTACCAATTACGGCGTAGCTGTCGACGTGCGGCGTACCGGTACCGCTGGCGACAAGCCCGCGCCCGACGTGCTCGACGACTTGATCACCTCGACAGATGTTGCCCGTTCGCGGGGTATCACTGAGCTGAGCAAGGGCGGCAACCAAGAGCTGGTCAGCCTCACCATCCCTCTATTCCCTGTCGGCGGCAGCGGCCCAGGGCTGGTCGAGCCCGGGCACCTTTGCGAAGTGCGCGAGCCAGCAGAAACCTGGCGCGGCCTCTGCCTCGGCGTAGAGATAAGCGCAACCGGCACGGGTGCCAGTCGCGTCAGCCAGGTGTTACGCCTAGAGCGGCACCACGCGGGAGGTGCCTGATGGCCACGGTAAACCCCTGGAAGAAATTCATCGGCCTACTCCCTGGCGGCGTGCGTAGCGTTGGCGAGGTGATTAGCATCAACACCATCACAGGTACCAGCATCGTCGAGCTTCGCAACGGCGGGCAGATCTCTGCGCGTGGGGTGGGCGTGGCAGTTGGGCTGAAGGCCTTCATCATCGACGGCCAGATCACTGGGCAGGCACCGAGCCTGCCGCAGTATGACGTGGAGGTTTAGATGGGCTGATCTAGCAGTTCGCTGCGCAGGATTTTGAGGCCGTGCGGCGCGCAGATGTCGAGCTTTACATGGGTGCCGGAGTCATTGACCTCGTGCACCCGGATTGTCAGCCCTTCGGTTAACTGCTCAATGAGCAGTTCCGGATCAGCCCCTGGCGCTGCGAACATTACGAACTCTTCGTTGACCTTGCGGGTGATGATCAGTCCCATCGATAGCATCCTTGCGTAATTAGGCGGGTGCGCTTGGCGCGCAACTCACAGGCTAGCCCATTAGCGCTGTGCTTCAAGTTGCTCGGCCTTGGCCAGTAACTTCTCGGCTATCGCCCGCAGCTCGGTGTAGACGGCCACGCGATCCTCGGCGGTAAACCCTTCTCCCAGAAAGTCCGCCGGCTCTGGCAGTGAGCCAGTAATTAACTCAGCTGCATGCCGCGCAGCAAATGCCCTGACGCGCGCTTTTCTCATAGTTGTTTCCTTTGCCCAGGCCCTGCGCCGGGTTCAATTCTGGAGTATCTCATGGCTCGAATCTCAGCTGCCCAAGCGGGCGGCACGAACGTGCTCGCCTTTCTTGACATGCTCGCATGGAGCGAGGGCACCGACCGTCCAGGCCAGACGACCCGCGATCAGGGTTATGACGTGATCGTGGGTGGTGGGCTTTTCGCAGGCTACGGCGACCACCCGCGCAAGCTTATCCCTCTGCCCAAGCTTGGCATCAAGTCGACAGCGGCGGGGCGCTACCAGCTGTTGTCCCGTTACTACGATGCTTACAAGCGGCAGCTTGGGTTGCCGGATTTCAGCCCTGTCAGCCAGGACAAGATCGCGATACAGCAGATCCGCGAGCGGCGAGCGCTGCCTGATATCCACTCCGGCCGCATTGCACAGGCCATCGCCAAGTGCCGGAACATTTGGGCCAGTCTTCCTGGTGCCGGTTACGGCCAGCATGAGCACAAGCTCGATGACCTGTTGGCGCACTATCTGGCGGCTGGTGGGGTGTTGGCATGAGCATGATCGATCTGATTCCCGGCTCACCACGCACCTGGTTGTTTGGCGCATTGCTGGTCGCGGTGTTTGCCGCTGGCTGGGCTGGCAACGGCTGGCGCATGGGTGAGCAGCTGGCGCGGGCTGAGAAAACCCACAGCGACACCCTGGGTGAGATAGCCCGTGCGGCTGCCCACCAGGTGCGCGATCAACTGGATGCCCGCGTGCTGCTCGAGCGGCAGCATGCCGAGCTGGATTCATCCAAACACAAGGAACTGACAGATGCACAAGATGAAAATGAGCGGCTGCGCCGGCTTTACTCTGGCGCTGATGATGAGCGTAAGCGGTTGCGCATCGAAGTCCGAGTTGCCGAAGCCGACCGCATCGTGTCCGCCGCCACCGGCAGCATCGGCCTGGGCGATGGAGCCAGCGTCGAACTCAGTGAGCGCGCTGGATCAGCTGTTTGGGATATCCGCGCCGGAATGATCAGCGACCGGAAGAAACTCGAGTACCTGCAAGGCTACGTCCGGACTCTGACCGGGCAGCCCGCCGCAACGCCGTAACTTACCCAGCAAGAAAAGAGCGACCGGTCCAGGTGTTACAGCACCCAGCCCGGCCACTCGACCCGCAGCCATTCCTGCAAGCCAAGCCAAGGCTCCCACTCCGTGCACGAAGCGGGGGAGAGCCTAGCACCTGTTTATTTATACAGTAAAGGTTTGCATTCTATGACCACTCCCATCATCCCGTGGATGGGCGGCAAACGCCGCCTGGCCGACCGTCTTATCCCGCTGTTCCCTCCCCATGATTGCTACGTCGAAGTCTTTGCCGGCGGTGCGGCGCTGTTCTTCATGCGGCCCCAGCCTGCGCCCGTGGAAGTGCTGAACGATATCAACGGCGACCTAGTGTCGCTGTACCGGGTGGTGCAGAACCACGTTGAGGAGTTCGTGCGGCAGTTCAAGTGGGCGCTATCCAGCCGGCAGCTGTTCGAGTGGCAGAAGGTCACCCGCCCGGAAACCCTTACCGACATCCAGCGCGCGGCCAGGTTCTTCTACCTGCAGCACCATGCGTTCGGCGGCAAGGTCAGCGGGCAAACGTTCGGTACCGCTACGACTGGCCCGGCCCCGAACATCATGCGCATCGAGGAGAACCTTTCCGCCGCCTGGCAGCGGCTGGCCGGGGTCTATGTTGAGAACCTGCCATGGCTTGAGTGCGCCGAGCGCTATGACCGCGCGCACACCTTCCATTACATGGACCCTCCCTATTGGCAAACGGCTGGCTACGGCGTCGACTTCCCCTATGAGAACTACGAGCGCATGGCCGATTTCATGCGGCGCTGCAAAGGCAAGGTGATGGTCAGCATTAACGACCATCCCGATATCCGCCGGGCGTTCGAGGGCTTTCATATGGAGCAGCTCGATATCCGCTACAGCTGCACCAACCAGCGCCAGGGCTTGGCTGAAACCACGGGCGAGCTGGTGATCATGAACTGGGAGCCTGCAGCACTTGGTGGCCTGTTTGATGGCGTCTGATTCGCTTGCTATGCCGCGGCACCGGAGCGTTACTGGTGCCAACGGAAACCAACAAGGAGATGCCCATGAACCTGCTCGAACACCTCCAGCCCCTGCCCACCGAACTGCTGAACGCCATGGCCAAGGGGGAGGTGGACACCCAGGCGATTGCCGCGCAGTTGATGGCTGGGCGTGGGCTGGATCGGGATGGCAAGTGGGGCGGGTTTGAAAAGGCGAAAGAGGTGTGGCGGATCTAGCCGCACAAACAAAAGGCCCGGAGCCGCAGGACGCCTGCGGTGCCGGGCCTTTTTTGTGTCTGGTGAATTTGTATAGATTAACTAACGCTAGGGCACCCTAACGATATAAACCCTACACT